CATAACACCCTAATTTGCTAAATATGGGATTCAAGAAACATAAACTAGAATACGAACCAATCATATCTGATGAAAAAGACGTTCCTGTCGAATTTGCCAACCTAGATAATAAACTTACTAGGAGACAAAGAAACTTTGTATGGATAGCTGTAAACAATCCAAGACTGTCTTTGGTAGAGTGTGCAAGTAAAGCTGGTTATAAAGATCCAAGACAAGCTGCTGTAAATGTATTTAAGAATGAGATAGTAAGAAAAGAATATAACTTTTTAACCAACGAAGTTAAGAAAAAGTATGAACTTAACTACGATAGGGCAGTCCAGGACTTGTATGATATAAGAGATAAAGCTCTAGCGGCAGGTTCGTTTAATGCGGCTATATCGGCACAAAACTCTCTTTTAAGAGTTGGTGGCCTTATAGTTGATAGAAAAGAGGTGCTATTCGGTAAAATAGATCAAATGAGTAGAGAAGAGGTCGAAGGTAGGTTAGAGCAGTTATTAGGTGGTGCTATGGCCAAACAGTTAGTAAAACAAAAAGAATTAGAACAAAAAGAGAAGTTGGACGGTAAAGTGTATGACGATCATTCAGCTACTAGGCTTTTCAAAGATGATGAGCAAGATAATAGCGATAACTCCAATTAATTTTATTATAAACATAAGGCACTCCAATCAAATATATAGTTGGAGGAGAGAATTATGAAAAAATATAGAAAGAAGTGCCTAATCAACATAGTATGTGCTTTACGGTAATTGTGCAACATATTTAGATAATCCTATCCACCTTTCTTTGTTATTGTTGTACCAAAAGGCTTGATCATAGTCTTTTGAGCCTGGTTTATAGACCAAAAAGCCAAACTTAGAGCTTGGATCAAGATTTGGATCAAAGTAAGCTGATACTTCGTCCCAGGATACAAGTTTTATACGGTATTGGGGTTTATTCATAATTTAGCTATGTCATTAACTACACACATATCGCAATAAAAATCTTCTTCAAAATGGTGATTCATTCCTATCCCACCCCATTTGTCACACCCGTCACAACACCTAAAATCTCCTGATTCATTTACATCTTCAAAGAATTTATCAGTAAGGTTTCCTTTTTTATCTCGATATTCATCTAACCATTCTCCAGGCTGATTCCACCAGTTTTCTTTTATGTGTTCTGCAAGTTCTTCATCTGTCCAATAACTACCAAACTGACAAGTTCTATTTTGTTCTTTGAGTTCCTGGCTAAATACATAAAAAAATTTTTCTAATTCATCAATATAATTACTTAAATTCATATCTGTCATTTTTTCTCTATATATTTCAACTTTATTCATCTTTTATCTCCTCCTGAAAAGATAAATGGTCTAAACATTCTGAATAGCTATCTTGCTCTACACAATCCCATTCGCATAAAGGCTCTTCTTGTGCTATTGCTAATGCTTGTTCTTTATTATCTGCTTTTACTGTTTTAAATACTTTGTATGTATATCTGCCTTCAATTCTATAAATCATCTCTTATCTCCTCATTTAATTCATGATATTTTATTTTAGGGTAAGTTTTACTGCCTAATGTATGTTCTGTATAGCTTGAATTTGTTTTAACATAAGTTTTATTTTTTGGATCTCTAATATATAAATTAAAATATCCGTAGCTGTTAAGTCTGTTTTTCAAAGACCATTTGCAATAATCATCAAAATATTCTTTGAACATTACACCGTCTTCAATCCATTCGTTATTTGATTCTCCATTAAAAACAAATCTTTCATCAAGACACTCTAAAATTTCATCTAGTGTAGTAAATTCCAGTTCCCTAAGGGGATTATCTGGTGATGACATATAATCATCTACTAAAATATATTTATAACAACATTCATACTCTTCATAACTATGTTTTAAACCACCATATACAAGTTGTGGATCTTTCATTTTTACCTCCTAAAATCTATTTCGTTTTTAATTATGAAAGCTATCAATACAATACTAAGTATTGAGTAGCTAATTATTTCTATTGTTGTCATCTGACACCTCCTCTATTACTTCTTTAATCATATCTGCTAACCAATATACAGAGCAGTTATCATTATCTTTATTAGCTTTTATTAAAGTTTCTATACTTTCAATCATTTCAACTTTATTCATCTGACACCTCTATACTTAAATCTTTAGTACGATTATCTAAAGTATTTTTGATATATTCTATTGCTCCCTCTTCTGAATAATCCATAACATGAAAAGTTCCAGAAACTTTAACTACAAACTCTTCTTCTTGTTTACCGTCCATATTACACCTCCTATCGTGATCTAAATAAATAAAATAAACACCTTAACTTCCATTCTGGTAAGTGTTGTAAGTGTTTTGGTATTGGATTTGGGTATACTGGTTTAGTCATCATCTTCTCCATAATAAAATTCATATTCCCATTCATATTTAGGGTTATCGTGGTGTTGCCACATTAATTCAAACTCTTGTTCAGCATAATCTCCTAAAGGCATACCTTCTTCTGTTTGTTCATCTAAAATAGGTTTAACTTCTTCCCAATTATGTATGTAAGAAATAGGTAGATAATCGCCTATACAACCAAATATTTCCCATTCAATACCTTGCTTTTTGCCAATACCTAAATTAATAATATCTTCCCTAGACATTTCCTCAGTTTGCCAATAGATTAAATCTATATTAAGTATCATCTTCTTTTTAATTGGTTTTATTTTTAATGCTTTAGTCATTAGTCTTGCTCCTTTAATATTAAATTTGTTTCAGTTTCACAATCTTCCCAAGCAATATCTTCGTCATGTATTAATGTGCCACCATACTTATTAAGATGATTAGGGTTAATATGTGCATTTTGCGAAACATTAGTACCTTTACATGATTTACATATCCAGATATTCATAATTAGTCCTCGATCTTATCTTCATAAAAGTAAACAACTGCTACACAACCTTTAGTAGCACATTCTTTTATTTGCATATCTACATCATCAAACTCGTTATCAAGTCTGTCGCATAATTCGTCCATAGTTAGTTTTTCTTGTTCTTCTATATTTATTGCCATAATTAGTCCTCAAAATCCTCAACACCTTTAATAATATTGCTACAACCTTTTCTATCACATGACTGACTAAAAGATATTTCATGACAACCATTCCACCCTTGATAATTATCTTGATTATCGTAAGTATTACAGCTATCTGAACAATAGACTTTTCTATCAACCATATCTCCCTTTTTATCTTCTATTATGTGTATATGTGCCATAATTAATTAACCTCTCCATAATTTTTAATTTCTAATAAATGTTTTAAACCTTGTCTTATTTTCCAATTGTTAGACTTCATACTTACTAATTCTTGATATTTATTGGATAGAAACTGAATATCATCAATATCTTCTTGTATTTGTCCGATAATGTTTGCTAAATCGGTTTTTTTAAATAAAAACTGTAATGTGTATTCTAAAGATGTAAGTCTACTATCTGCCTTATAATATTTGTGTTCATAATCTGCTTGATTATCAAACTCAAAATATACAGCTAGTTTTTCAGCTTGATCTAAATTTAAGTCTTTATGATAGCTAGTAATTTGTTTACCTTGTTTACTGGTATAAGTGAACTTTCTCTTACCCCTACCCCTACATTTAACTACCTTAACAATATCTCTATCTATATAGTTTCTTAATTCAGATATAAATTCTTTACCCTTTTTATCGTTAGGTATATGTTTTAATAATCTTTGTGCCATAATTAATTACCCCTTTTTTTGTTAAATAAATCTATCCAATCTTTTAGTTCTTGTTCAGTAAGTTGCCTAGCATTAACATCTTTACCGTATTTATCTTGTAATGCTTTGAGTTTATTATCTCTTTTAATACGGTTAATGTGTTTATCTACATATTCGCTTATGTGAGTTGGTTTAGACATTAGACACCTCATTAAATAGTTCTGGTTGAATTGGATTAAGTAAACCAGATATCATTTTAACACTAGGTAATTTTCTAATAGCTGAATGATCTCCGTCATCAATATTAATAAAACTATATTTAATGTTCTGTTCTTTAAGATTATTTAAGTACATAGTCGCGTCACAATCTTGTTCTAAATAGTAATTATC